GGCCGCCTCGCCAAAGTGACAGAAATGGCGCAAGCAGGTATGATAACGCTCCAGGAAGCACGCAGACTCTTAGACTACCCGGACCTTTCTCAGGTCGAAAAGCTTGCTAACGCTGGCCAAGAGCGCGTATTCAAGGTCTTGGACGATATCGTCGAGACAGGCAAATACTCCCCACCAGATCCGTTCATGGACCTCGCCTTCGCCAAGACGACTGTGGTGCAGTATATCAACCTCCACGGCCCTGCCAAACTTGAAGAGTCCAAGCTACAATTGCTTAGGGACTTTTACACACAAGTGTTGGACTTGTTGCAAGCGGCACAGCCGCCTCCGATGGCGGGTGCTCCAGGCGCTGCGCCTCTGGCCTCCCCCCAAGCTCCTCCAACCTCACCCCTATTACCTAATGCTCCAGGCGGCCCATCACAGCCTCCACAACAATAAATGCAAGCTAGCTAACATACAAAGGAACGAAAATGAACATCCAACCCAAGGTTGCGCCTACGGGCACGCCTACGATCTCTCTTAACTCAGGCACAGAAAAGCGCGCAGCGGCTATAGCAGCCTTCCACAAAGCCTCAGAAGCCCCCGCACCGACGGCACCGAAGCAAGGCCAAGCGCAAGAGCTACCGGTGCGAGATGCCACCAATATCTCCCCAGAAGAGATGAGCGCCATTGCACCACGTGCGCAAGCACCGGAACCAATCCAAGAGGATTTGGGACAACCGGATACCATTGAAGCCACAGAAGAGAAGCCCGTTGATCCGGTATATGAGCAGCTCGCCCGTCGCGAGCGCGCACTCCGGCAAAAAGCTCGTCAACAAGAGCAAGCATTTAAGGCGCGCGAAGACGCCCTTAAAGCTAAAGAGGCCGAATTAGCCTCTAAGGCTATGGCTCCCTCTACTGATCTATCTAAGTATATCCAAAAGGATATACTCAAGACCTCCCCTCTGCAAGCACTCGCTGAAGCTGGCCTGTCATACGACGAAATCACCCAAGCAATCCTCAACCAACAGCCCTCGGACCCACGTGTTGACGCTACGATCAACCGCCTTGAGGCTAAGATTCGCCAACTCGAAGAAGCTAACGAGAACGGCCAGAAAAGCCAGCAAGCCCAACAACAGGCTCAATACGATGCCGCAGTGAAGCAAATACGGGAAGATGCTAAGAAACTCGTCTATACGGACCCTGAGTTTGAGACGGTGAAAGCCACCAACTCAGTCAACGACGTCGTCGAACTCATCGAAGAGACATACCGTAAAGACGGGACACTCCTTGGTGTCGAAGAAGCCGCCAAGATGGTAGAGGACTACCTCTTGGAAGAGGCGATTAAGCTTACAAAGATTGACAAGATTAAGAAACGCCTTAGTGCATCGTCTGCGCAGACAAGCACTAAAGCACCGGCTCAGCAACAAGCCGCCTCTGCTCAACGGCAGCCACAAACGATGAAGACCCTATCTAATGCCGCAAGTACTTCTCGGCCGCTCAGCGCGAAGGAACGTGCCATTCTAGCATTTCGTGGGGAGCTAAAGTAACGACATCGATAAAACCCGTTACTAAGCAATATCTATAACTTAACTAATAGGAGTAGCCAATGGCTGCTATTTACGCTACTAGTGCCAACCAGATTGCGGCACTTAAAGAATTGTACACGGACGACAAGGAATACATAAATTAATTGTGTCGCCATCAGGCAACTGGTGGATGAAAACTGTCCAATATCGGTGAAAGCTGAGATGCCAATACCGAGAGAAGCTTAAAGCTAAAGATTTTAAGCCCTTGTAACGACTAGTATCTGATCCCGTAGATACGGACTAAAATGATACCACGAGTGGACGGCACCCCAAGAGGGTGATAAGATAGTCTGAGCTAGCATAAAGGATATTATGAAGCTCTGCACGATGTGCAAAATAAGCAAGCCAGAAACAGATTATTACAAATCTGGCAAAAGTTCGGAGTGCAAGGAATGCGCAAAGAAAAGAGCAAGGCTCTATCTTTATCCGAATCAGGATGCTCCTAGAGGACAAAAGTCTTCAGAGCAGCGTAAAGCGACCCAAGCTCGTTACCGAGAAAAAAATCGGGACCAGATTAGGGCCGGGCAAAGAAGGTATGTTAAAGAGAATTTGGCTAAAGTATTAGCCAGAACTCATAAATACCAAGCCCAAAAGCTAAACGCAACTCCTAAATGGCTTACTTTTGAACACTATAGGCAGATGCAAGATATCTTCTTAAAGGCTTCTGAGCTTTCAAAAAGTTTAGGACCTCACGAAGTTGATCACATAGTTCCACTTTGCGGAGATAATGTTTGTGGCCTGCATGTTCCTTGGAATTTGCAGATATTGCCCAGAGCAGAAAATCGTCGCAAATTTAACAAATGCTAGAAGCGCTGGATAAAGAGCCGGGCGCGATAACATATCTGGAAAGACCTTGTCTATAAAGAAAACCCGTTCTTGGCCCTTTTGCCCAAGAACGAAAGCCCTTCCTAACCGTCGGGGCTTTATTTTCCCGCTCAAAACAACTAACTAGTTGATATTTGGACGGATTCGCGGGAAAATACATTCCTAGAGGTATGGGAATGTAAAATTCTCCAGTATCGGGGGAAGCTGAAATGCCAATCCCGAGGTAAGCTCAAACAGTAACGATTTTGAGCCACCGTAGAGCGTAGTACTTGAAACTAGCCCCTAAAAATGCTAGAATAAAATAGTGCCAAGAGTGGAGAACAAGATGAAAATTCTTGATGATGTACGCCGAACTGATACGAAAAAATGCACGGGTTGCGGAAAGTTTGAATCTTTAGACAAATTTTATACATCTGCCAAAGAAAGCAGATGTAAAGAGTGTGTCAAAAAGAAACGCAAACAATATTACGACGAAAATAAAGAAGTCGTAAAAGCTAGGGTAACTAGCTACCGTAACCGGAATCCCGAAAAAATAAGGGATACAAAGCTGAAGCAAGCATATGGAGTAGGCTCCGCCTATTTCGACGCCAAGTTAAAAGAACAAGGCGGTGTTTGCGCAGGTTGTGGACAAAATCGAAAGGTTTTGTGGCGTGGAAAAGAAGTTGCTATGGCTTTGGATCACGACCACGGTACTAAAAACCCTAGAGGCGTTCTCTGCATTAAGTGTAACCGGGCTTTTGGCTTGCTTGAAGAAAATGTTCAAACAATGCTAAACCTAATAAAGTACACTAATAAGTATCAGAAGGTCGGATAAAAAGCCGGCCGATAACAGGGCTAATAAGCCCATTTGGTACCGATCGAGTTTGGAACGCCACAGGGCCGTTCGCATAGTTTCGCGAACGCTCAGAACCAACAAACTGCGAGCCAATTGGCTAGCTTCTTCGTCTATGTGATCGAAGACTACCAACTCGTTACGATCACCAACCTCCTTATGGAACAGACGAAAACGAACGCGGGCGCGTTTGTGGACGCTGCAAAACTCCAAATGGACGGTGGTTTCCGTAACTTGACGAACAACATCGCGTTCGAACTGTTCTCGGATGGTTCTGGCACGCGCGGTTTCATCGGTTCGGCTACGGCTGCTGGCTCGGTTTACACGATCACGTTGGCGAATATCCAACAAGTCGTGCAATTCGAAGTCAACATGCTTTTGGTAAACTACTCGTATGCGGCTGGCGTCATTTCGGCTCTTTCGGCAACGACGGGCCTCGTTACGTCTGTCAACCGCGCTACCGGCGTCATCACGATCCAAGCGTCGGCTATTGATGCTTCGTGGACGACTGCTGGAAACGGCCTTGGCATCTCTGGCGATATCGTCGCTGGTACTGTCAACACCGGCTCGAGCGAGTGTCTTGCTGGCCTCGGTGCGTGGATCCCGACCGCTACGCCTCCTCCGACGGACAGCTTCTGGGGAGTTAACCGTTCGACTGACCCGACTCGTCTTGCTGGCTGCCGTTTCAACGCGCAAGCCTACACGATCGAAGAAGGCATGACGAACGCCCTGGCGTTCTTGAACCGTGAAGGTGGCAAACCCGACCTTTGCATCATGGACTTCGCTTCGTACGCTGCACTCGTTAACGCCCTTGGCGCTAAAGTGGTATACGTTCAAGTCAACCATGACGAAGTGGAAGTGGCTTTCGAAGGTATCACGTTCCAATCGGCTTATGGCCGCGTGACCGTGCTTGCCGACCGTAGCTGCCCCCCGCAAACGGCCTACCTGTTGACGATGAACACCTGGAAACTGAGAAGCTTGGGCAAAGTGCCTCATATTCTCACTTATGGCATGGAGGGATTGGAGGGCCTGCGTGTCGGTACTGCTGACGCGTTGGAGATTCGGATTGCTTACTACGGCAACCTCATTTGTTCGGCCCCTGGGTGGAATTGTGTCGTAAGTTTGAGTGCTTAGGCACTTTGATGTCTAAACTTTAGACGTCTTAAACCCGGACTTAAAACCTCCGGGTTTTTTTATTCCCTTTTGCTTGACATAAAGAATGGAATGATTTAGTATTAGAGTAAGAAAGAGAGGGCTTTATGGTCATCTACAAAATCTCTAATACGGTCAACGGTAAGCTTTACATCGGTCAAACTACGGGCAAGCTAGGAGACCGATGGGCAGACCATAAGCGCTACGCTAGACAAGATGGGTCACGACAGACGGCATTATATAGTGCGATGCGCAAGCATGGCATTGAAAACTTCCACGTTGAGCAGATTGACTCAGCAACTACGTTGGACGAACTGAATATCAAAGAAGAGACCTATATTAAGGCCCTTAATACGGTCGCCCCAAACGGGTACAACCTTGAGCTTGGCGGTAAAAACAAGATGTGCCATGCCGAAACGCGCGAGAAAATAGCGGCCTCCCTCAAAGGCCGCCCTATCAAAAACCGGATGAACGGTGCCCCTAAAGGCCGCCCCGTCTCAGAGGAGCGACGCCAGCGCATCAGCGAGACCATGACCGGAGTTGCCCAGCCCTGGAAGTACAAAGCCGTTATAGCCGTTGAAACGGGCACTGTGTACGAGTCCGTTAACGCTGCGGCCGAGATGCTGGGCGTCAGCCGGGTGACTATATCTGGCCTTCTCAAATCGGGAAAACAGAGCAAAAAGCTTGGACTTAGCTTTCGGTTGATGGCAGAATCTAAGTAAGAGGAGGTCTTATGCATGCCGTATTAGGGTGGCTGGGTGCAGTGTGCTTGGCCTTAAGCGGTCTACCCCAGGCCATTAAGACAGTCCGTACACGCAAGGCTGATGATATCTCCTTCCTATTCCTGTCCCTTTGGCTCGGTGGGGAGGTGCTAACCCTCGCGTACGTCCTCCCGTCTTTAGACTTTCCGCTCATGGTCAACTACCTTGCGAACATCCTAATAGTCGGTACTATTATGAGATTCAAGTTAAAAGGTTCTTGACCCTCGTCCCCAGGTCCGATATTCTGTCCCCTAAGTGGATTTAGCCCTAAAGCCTCCGAAGAAAGGAAGGATACCAATGGCGGAAAATGATCGTCGCCACCTTATTGAGTATGTCGGAACTGCCTCAGACTTGGCCGAAAGCTTGCAGGGAGATATCAGGTCGGGTAAACGAACGTATAGCAACGAGACTATAGTAAAATTATCGAAATTTGTTGCTGCAGCTGAGCGTTTTAGGCATATACTTGACCTTATAGACCAAGTGCAAACTAACGAAAAAGGTAAACTACAGTAGGAGGGCTTGTGGAGAAGACTTACGAAGTGTTCCTGGACAACGGTAATGGACAGTACGAGTTTGAAGGCGTCTTTACCTCTCTTAAAGAAGTTGCTTTGTACTTAGAGATTCCAAAAGCTATTGTGACTCAGATTGCCAACGGGGAGTACGATGATATCGCCAATGAATACAAAACAATTATCATAAATCAGGTATTTGGCCCTCACGAATACCAGGCTGATTTGGACGCGCTTAGGAAGCCTAACAAAGAAGACAACAAGGAGGCAATGTTATGACATCTCGCAAGACCTCATTAGAATTCTTTTTTAACGGACATTGGGTGGTAGTTGAGTGTGAGGTTGGCGATGGTTGGATATCGCCTCAGACCGGCTATTACGAAGACAATGGTGACGAGTTGACCGATAATGAGCTGGACCGGGTTGCGGCGCGCCAAGACCAATTGGACCTAGCTTTGAACGGACTCGGTGGCAGGAATCCTAATAAAGGAGCTAAATGATGAGTAACGAAACCAAGGTTAAGAGTCTTAAAATTTATGCCGAAGGCCTCCAGGCCCGCCTGAAACAAGCTGTGCCCAAGAAACGGGAATGGCAGGCAGCGGCCTTTAAACAAATGCTTGAGATTGACTTGAAGAAAACATTGAATAAAATCGAGGAGTTGAGCAAATGAGCCGTCCCAAAAAAGAGCCTATTGGCCTTACGCCTGAGTTTCAAGCTGAGATCGCCAGCCTCACTACCGACGAGTTGAAGGCCAAAGTCGTCTTGCTCCAGGTGCAATATCAAGAGAACGAGGCGTTTAAAGAGACGCCTGAGTTTCAAAGCGCCCAAGAAGAGTTTGATTACGCCAAAGAACGTTACAACCAGGTAGCTGGCCCGATCAAAGAAACTGCCCAAGTGCTCAAGAACCGCACTAAGGCCGTTATTGAGACGCTTAAGGAAAAGGGCGGGGCCTGAAAATAATTCTAAAGTTTGGCCAAGGACGGCCGATAAGTAATACATCAAGGGGGAATATATGTTTCACATAGTAGTTGCCGCAGCGATCTTCTACTTCTTCTATTCCGGCGGCTTTACGCGCATGTTCACTGGTCGGAGGCCCAAATGAAAAAGCTCCACGTATGCGAACCTACCTATTTTAACGACAGCAAAGGCCGACCCTTGTGCATCTTAGCAGATGCCGTCAACTTCGACGATGCGGTAGAAAACGCTGCTATCTGCACTATGGACGACGACGGCGCACTTGATATCGTCAGTCACCTCTGCTTCGAAACAGGGGAGGTCTACGAAATCATGGTGAGGATTCTACAACGTGCTTGGATCACGGCCATTGAAAAAGACTTGGACAGCCACGATGAGCCAGCCTAAGTTTAAAAAGGGCAGCAGGGCCTATTTTGGGGAGTTTGTGCAGGTTACCATCGAAGAAGTGATACCTCCCAGCCAATGGGTGCCCTACTTTACCTATCGTGTAACGTTTTTGGGAGGGTATGGTGGAAGCGGTACGGCTACTGTTAGTGAAGACGAGCTATGCCCGGATCCTGCATTAAAAACGACTACTTGCGAGTGCGGGTGTCATTTGATTTACGGTCTTGAGAACTGCCACTCATTTTGGTGCCCCGCCCGTAAAAAAGACTAAAGTCCCTATAAAAAGGGCCGATAAGGTATTATGAGGATCTTTAACGTAGGCGACAGGGTGTCTTGGTGCGGTAAAAAGGGCATCGTATTGCGGCTAGGTAGCTATGACGAAGCTGACATCATTGTCCGGTTTGGGCCAAATGACACTAGGGGCTTTACGTTTGACGGCAAGCTAAGAGAAGATAGGAAAGTACCGAGTTTGGTAAAACTTAAAGAGGAGGACGAGAAATGAAAGCACCAATCACATCCTTTAATGGTTGGGTTTTGGGGAAAATCACGCAGTTTATGTCCGAAAAAGAGGGGTTTAATGTCGAAACTGTCGAATATACGGCTGAAGGTGCGAGGACTGTTATTCAAGACGCTTTTGGCTTTCGGTATGAAGTCCACATCAAAACCCTTAGCCGGCTCCACGACAGCCCCCAACAATCCTTTCCTGGAACCGAGGCTTGATATGCATAAATATCTTGTCTATTTTGACCCTGTAACGCGTCTTACCATCTGGACAACCAGCCCTAATGCTGTGACGGGATATTACTATCACTGTCCACAAGCACTTGGGTACTTCGGTCCATTTGACAATACCCCGACTGCTATGAAGCATTATAATAGTCTCATAAAGGCCCAATCGATAGCCTCAGTAACCCCATTTCCGCAAGCAGGGGGAAGTGTTATCCGGGTAGACTTTGTAGCGCGAAAACGCATATAACAGAGATGAGCCACTTTGACTTAAGTGAAGGCATGAGATATCCTCGCGCCCTCCCTTAAGGCGGCTGCTTTGCACGCTGATAGGTGAGTCCACGCTATATGCCTCTGGACAAAGGCGCAAAGCAAAAAGGATATTTTATGGCCAATCGTAACTGGGCTTCTGGCGGCAAAATTTACTCGATGCACGTCAGCCCTGTCCTTCTCGACTGCAACTTCGTAGTCGATAGCGCCAACGGCAACGGCTTTGGCATCCGCAGTCTGAAAGGACCGGCCGTTCAAGCTGTGTACATGCACACTTCGGCCACCCCGGCTGCCGGAAACCCGAATCCGGCTCCGGGATTCATTATTGTTCAACTCGCCGACAACTACAACCGTTACCTGAGCGGCTTCGCCGGTGCAATTGGTCCTATCGGAACGCCCTCCAACAGCGTTACGGCTGGCACTCCTGTAACGATTACGTCGCTCGGCACCACCACTCAAGCGCAGTTTCAAGCAGCTGGCCTACCAATTGGCATGACCGCTGCCGTTGGTGCCTCCTTCACCCCCACGGCCACTGGCGCTATGGGCGGTACGGGAACGGCCGCCCCTGTCGCTACGACGGGCTCGGGCATTGATCACATCGAAATCGTTGGTGACCCGAACGCTACCATTGCCTCGACTCAACCACAGGCAGGAGGAGCGCTCTTGACGATGCGCTGCATGCTCTCGAACGCCACTGCGACTCCTGCCGACGGTAGCGTTATTAGCTTGGCAATGCTGCTGAGCAACAGCTCCATTCTCGTCCTCGGCGAGTAAGAGGCTGTTATAAGACCTGAAATGGGTTGGTGCGTAGTATAAACCCTACGCTTAAAGTGCAAGGCCGCCAACCCAGACCTTTAGAAAGGTTTTATGGCCCTACCTGGTACGCCTCAAAACTTCAACGTTCAAGCCGCTAATGGCCAAGTACTTGTTTCTTGGAACCTTTCGGCTGGGGCAGCTTATTATCAGGTCCAACGTAGCTTAGATAACGTTACGTTTACGGCCCTTGCCACGGTGTCTGGAAGCCCATTGGCGACGTCATATCTAGACACCTCAGTGTCTCTAGGTGTTCAGTACTGGTACACCGTAGCTGCTTCCAGCGACAATATAACGTATAGTCCGCCTACGCTCTCTCAGAACGCCATACCGACTCCCACAGGCGAGATGAGCCTTGCCGATATCCGGCTACAGGCCCAACAGCGCGCTGATCGAGTCAACTCAAACTTCGTAACGCAGCCGGAATGGCGCAACTACATCAATAAATCGATGTTTGAGCTCTATGACCTGCTCATTACGGTCTACGAAGACTATTACATTGCGCCTCCGATTCAGTTCGTCGCTGACGGTACTAGCTTCCAATACGCCTTGCCAACGGGCTTCAATACGTTCTTGAATGGACTTAATCCCACATTAACTATTACGCCTCCGCCCTTCTATAAACTGTCAGGCGTCGATATGGCGCTTAACAACGCCACCAACGGCTATGTCACGGTCAACAAATTCAACTTCATAGATCGTAATAACTTTGTGTATCCGAATACTTCAAGCACCATCTACGGTGTCTTCAACCTGCAATACCGGCTGATGGGGAACAACATCCAGTTCATTCCTACGCCTTCTGCTGGCCAAGCATTGCGACTGTGGTACATCCCACGGCTTAAAGAGCTGCTCTTAGAGACAGATACCACCAACACGGGTATCTCAGGTTGGCTTGAATATGTTATTGTCAGAAGCGCTATAATGGCTTTGGCGAAAGAAGAGAGCGATACTTCCCTTCTTACGCAAGAGCTGGTTATGCTGAAACAGCGTATTGAGGAGTCGGCTGCAAACAGAGACGCAGGTCAGCCAGACACCATTAGCAATACCCGCACACCTTGGGGACCCAACAGCACAGGCTACGGGCCAAATGGTCGCGGGGGCTACTGATGTCAGTTCTCCCGCGTAAACTCTCATGGGACATGGCACAAGATAGATGGGCGACCATCATTGAGCCTGTCGTCGCTCAACCGTTTAACCAAGGCTTGATATTGAAAAATGTCTCGTTAGTTGCGGGGGCGAACGTCGTCAATCACAAATTGGGGCGAAATTTGACAGGGTGGAATCCTACTCGAATTCGTGCTTCAGCTACGATTTTCGACACGCAGGACTCTAACCAGACCCCGCAATTAACACTTAACCTTGTCGCCTCGGCCAATGTGGTCGTTGATTTGCTGGTGTTTTAATGTCTAGCACGCTGTCGCCTAATATGAGCCTTATAGTGCCAACGGTGGGCAGTGAAGCCGGACCGACCTATGCCCTTGATATCAATAGCTCTTTGGCCATTATAGATGGGCACAACCACTCTAGCGGCTCTGGTGTTCAAATCACCCCCTCGGGCCTTAATATCAACAGTGCCTTGTCGTTCCAGTCGAACCCAGCTACCACGCTTTCTTACGCCTCGTTTGCCGTTAGCGGTAGCGCGCCCTCAGCTAGCCAGAGCTTATACGTCCAAAACGGCACTGAAAGCCCTATAGCGCTCCCCGACCTATGGTACTTCGACGGTACTAATAACATTCAGATTACGTCTGGCGGCACTGTAAATGCCTCTATTGCATCTTTACCAGGGCAGTCGTACGCAGCCGGTGTGTTTAGCTGGAAGCAAGGGACTGGCTCAACCGTTCCCGCCAACTTTGATATCGGTTCTATCATCATCAGGCCCAACGTAGCGTCTACGACACTTGGCACAACTATTGCGCCCTCCGCCTCACTTGCCTCGTCCTTTACTCTTTTACTTCCAGCAACGCTCCCCGTCAGTACGCAGTTTGTCACGCTCGACTCGTCCGGGAACCTAGGGACAGTGTCGTCGATTCAACCGACTCAGATTGCAACGGCTTCGATCACAGGCTCCCTGCTAGCCAACCAAACGATTACGGCTACACAAATTGCTAATAATACTATTGACTTAGCACAGCTCGCAGCAGACCTTCAACAAGCTCTCACACCAACAGGTGCAATCCTTTCTTATGGTGGAACTTCGGCCCCATCAGGTTTCCTATTATGCGACGGCACTTCGTATCTTCAAGCCGCCTATGTTAATCTCTTTGCAGTCATCGGAACTGCTTTTGGTACCGCCGATGGAACACACTTTAACGTTCCCGATCTACGAGGGCAGTTTTTAAGGGGCAGAGACGGCACAGCTGGCAGGGACCCTGATAAAGCTTCCCGTACCGCAATGAATACTGGCGGTAACACTGGAAACAATGTCGGTTCTGTCCAGAGCAGCCAGTTCGCTAGCCATACACACACGATGCTGGTCGAGGATAATGGTGCAGCTCCTCCACCTTATGTTCTGCCGTTTGGCAACACCTCAGTTTATGGTGTTACTCAGGCAACTAGCGCAACTGGCGGCAATGAGACTCGGCCTATTAACGCTTACGTCAACTACATTATTAAGACGTAACCGATGGCCCTTCAAAAAGCCCCCATCAATATTAATTTTGCTTCCGGACTAGAGACCAAGACCGATAAGAACCAAGTGCCATTGGGCAAGTTTTTGGCGTTGCAAAACTCTGTGTTTGACACTGTGGGGCGGTTGACAAAGCGCAATGGTAACGCACACATAACAACATTGCCTAATGCCGACCAAACGACGCTTACAACGCTTAACGACAACCTATTAGCGACAGGTTCAAACCTATACGCTTTCAGCGCTGACACCAACCAATGGCTCAACCAAGGCCCTGTCCAGCCGGTGCGCCTCGATGTAGCTCCATTGGTTAGGGTTAGCACAAGTCAACAGTCGCAAGACTCAGTGACAGCGGCTAATGGCCTGGTTTGCCTGGTCTATATCGACAATAGCTTAGCCTACTACCAGATCAGTGACAGTGTCACAGGCCAGCAGATTGTACAGCGCACCGCTTTACCGTCAACGGCTATCTCCCCGCGTACGTTCCTGTTCGGAAATTACTTTGTTATCAGCTACATAGACACTTCTGGCAGCGCTAGTCTTAAAGCCTTGGCTATCTCTACCGCAATGCCCTCAGTGTTCGGCACGGTGACCGTAGGTACCGTCACTAGCTCCACCTTCCAAGGATACGACGCTGTCGCCTATGGCGATAACCTTTACTTCGCTTGGGCAGCGACCTCTACCTCTATCAATATCGCTTACTTAAACCCGTCCTTTGCAGTTAGCGCCCCTGTGACGCTTGCTGCCCATACAGCTAGCCTCATGTCGGTAACAGCTGATAGTAGCACCAACGTCATCTGGCTGACTTTTTGGGATAGCGGCACCACCAACGGCTTTGTGACGGCCTACTCGCAGATATTAGCGCCTATAGCTGCCACAACGCATCAAATCATTACAAGCGCCAGTATCAACCAATTGACGTCGGTAGCCGCTAACGGCACCTTAACAGTCATTTACGATGTCGCTAACAACTATGGCGGTGCGATTGGCGCTGTCCCGACCGACTTCTTAGACATCGTAACTGTACCACAGGCGGGCAGCCCTAGCTCAGCGACTACAATCCTTCGGTCTGTAGGATTGGCTTCTAAAGCGTTTATAGCGCCCTCAGGCACGATCTATATGCTAGTGGCATACACCAGTGCTAACCAGCCGTCGTACTTTCTGATCGACTCTACAGGCGCTGTATCCATGCGCCTGGCCTATAGCAACGGTGGCGGCTATATCGTCGGCCAAGTACTCCCCTCAGTGTCGCTTTTAAATGACACCTATCAAATCTCGTACCTAATCAAAGACTTCCTAGCAACGACAAATAAGGGCACTAACAACCCTACCGGCACTCCCTCAGCCGCCATTTACACGCAAACTGGCATAAATCTTGCGAAGATCGCTATCAATACCTTTGGCCAACATAGTTCTGAGATTGCCAATACCCTCCACCTAACGGGCGGGCAACTGTGGCAGTACGATGGCGTCAGGCCCGTTGAGCACGGCTTCCAGGTATGGCCAGACAACGTAACGGTTAGCCCCGCTGCCACTAGCGGTAGCATCACCGCAGGCACCTATTACTACGTTTTTACGTACGAATGGACCGACAACCAAGGTAATCTGCATCGCAGCGCCCCTAGCATCCCTGTTAGCCAGGTGACGACAGGTGCGATTAGCGCCAATACACTCACTGTGCCCACTCTGCGTCTTACTTATAAAGTGGTCCCTAACCCGGTGCGCATCGTAGGATATCGTTGGAGTGTAGCGCAGCAAGTGTATTACCAGTTTACGAGCATCACGTCACCCGTCGTCAACGATCCAACCGTGGATTATGTAACGATTACGGATACTTTGAGCGATCTTAGTATTTTAGGCCAAACGCTCCTATACACCACTGGCGGTGTGATCGAGGATATAGCGGCCCCGGCATCTATCGCCAGCACACTGTATAAAAACAGGCTCTTTTTAATTGACGCGGAAGACCAAAACCTTCTTTGGTACTCCAAAATCGTAATAGAGGCGGTCCCAGTTGAAATGTCCGACTTGTTCACGCTTTATGTTGCCCCTACGACCGGAACCCAAGGATCTACCGGCCCGTGTACCGCGCTCGCCGCTATGGATGATAAACTCATCGTATTCAAAGCCAACGCGGCTTATTACGTTACTGGGGCAGGCCCGGATAGCACAGGCGCAAATAACGATTTCAGCGATCCAATATTTATCACCAGCAGTGTTGGATGTTCAAATCAGGATTCCATTGTGCTTATGCAAAACGGACTCATGTTCCAGTCCACAGGAAAAGGAATCTGGCTCTTAGGCCGAGACCTCAGCACTCAGTACATTGGCGCTCCCGTTGAGCAATATAATGCTAACGTTGTTAAGAGCGCGCAGAGTATTCCAGGCACCAACCAAGTGCGTTTTATTCTAGATAATGGCATTACATTGATGTACGATTACTATATGGGCCAATGGGGAACCTTCAATAATATCAACGCCATAAGCAGCACCCTGTACCAAGGCGCTCAGACATACCTAAACGCCCAAGGACTGGTATATCAAGAGACTCCCGGCACCTATATCGACGGCTCTACGCCTGTTCTGATGTCTTTTACGACGGCTTGGGCTAACGTTGCGGGCCTGCAGGGGTATGAGCGTTTCTATCAACTGTTGCTTTTAGGCAACTACTTCACTCCATTTAAACTTAACGTGCAACTAGCCTACGATTACAACCCTAGTAATTCCCAAGCGACCATTGTCACCCCGGATAACTTCGGAGGTGTCTGGGGTAGCAATAGCGTTTGGGGCTCTCCAGGGGGCTGGGGAGGCGTAGGCCAACCTTTCGAGGCCAGGGTGTTCCCACAGGTGCAGAAGTGCGAAAGCTTCCAGGTCACCGTGAACGAACTGTACGATCCTTCTTACGGTACGGCACCGGGGCAAGGGCTTAGCCTCTCGGGCCTTAATCTCACTGTCGGCATCAAGAAGGGCCAACGTACCTCTACCGCTGGACGCTCCTTTGGTTGATCTATATAGGTTCGACAAGACAGAGCATTTTGAAGACCTTATCGCCATGCATGTTGGCCAAGACAGTGATATGGCCTCAATCATTACTAAAGCGACACTCCCTAAGCTAGGGTACATTGCTTATAACGACGAGATGGAACCTATTGCAGCGGCTTTCCTACGTCAAGTTGAAGGCGGCTATGGCCAACTCGATACCATGGTTTCGAACAGTCAACTATCGGGAATGATTAGACATAATGCCCTATCTATGATAGTCGATTCTCTTATCAGTGATGCTAGAGCGTTAAATCTGCAGGGCCTCATATGTTACACTAGGGACGAAAGTGTAATTAGAAGGGCGCAATCTATTGGATTTCATCTTTGCCCTCACGCAGTTATCAGCCTAGACCTGAAAGGTAGGGTATAACTATCGGCTTCGTAGGCGGTCTTCTCGGTACAGCTGGCGGTGTTAATGGCACAGGTATACAAGGGCCAAGTGGCACAAATATTGTCAATGCTGCAAACCAAGGGCAAGCAGATCAACAGTACACAAACGCCCAGAACGCCCTCCAAGCACAACAAGGCTTTGTCAACGCTGTTAACGCTGCTAATGGTGTCGGAAATCAATCTCAGGTCTTCAATCAATTACAAGGTGTCGCTAACGGGACTGGACCCAATCCCGCTCAAGCCCAACTGGCGCAGGCGACTGGAGCGAATACCGCTAATCAAGCAGCTCTTATGGCCGGACAGCGCGGCACAGGAGCTAACGCGGGGCTTTTAGCGCGTCAGGCGGCTATGCAGGGTGCCAATAACCAACAGCAAGCCGCTGGACAAGCCGCTACGATGCAAGCCAACCAAAGCCTTAACGCTTTAGGCCAAATGGGCGGTATTGCAGGACAACAAGCAGGCCAGCAAGCACAAGCGGTCCAAGGGCTTAATACCGCTGCCCAAGGCGAACAGGGACAGATTCTTGGGGCCATTGGCAACCAGAACAATGCTAACGTCGGCATGCAGGGCAACATCAATACAGCCAATGCGGGCTTAGCTGGCTCTACTATGCAAGGGCAGCAAAACCTCATGGGCAATATCTTTGGCGCTGCAGGTTCTGCGGCTGGTCTGGGCGGAGGGGCCGAGGCCGAGGGCGGGTGGATTGGGCGCTATGCTGGTGGCGGAGGAGTACAAGCCAATGGCCAACCTAGCGCCTACGCGCCAATTGCCCCTGGCACAAGCCCGTTTGACCAGGCCCCACAGCAATCTGTCGCTGCGCCTACAATCCCACAAGCGCAGGCTCCAGTCGCTCAGGCTCCCACAGGCCCTCAATCTAACGTTGGCAAGCACTTCGCATCTCAAAACAACCCCCAACAAGCGCCTCCTCTACAAGGAATGTCTCAAGTAGGGAATGTTTTAGGCCAAGCCCTGGGTGCAGGGTATAACGCCATGTTTGGCTCGGGAAGCACCACTCCCAAACAAGCTGGCGGGTATGATAGCTCGGATATTACGGCTATTCAAATGGGCGCTCCGGGCACAAGGAATCCAGACGGCACCATGACGAACGACTCTATGGCCACCATGATGCGCTCAAACGTGGGCATGGCCGAAGGCGGCAAAGTGCCAGCTATGGTCAGCCCCGGTGAACGCTACCTCAGCCCACAGGCCGTTAAAAAGGTTGAGCAAGGTGCCGACCCTATTAAAGCAGGCAAAAAAGTCCCCGGTAAGCCCAAAGTTTCAGGTGCTAAGAACGACTATGCAAACGACACTGTACCTGCTACACTTGAAGAAGGCGGCATCGTTCTCCCGCGCTCAGTGACGCAGGCCAAAAACCCACATTGGGCCGCCCATGCCTTCGTAAGTCAACTAATGGCGAAGCAGGGAAAATCCCTGCCCAAGAAACCTAAAAAATGAGCAAAATAAAGCTGGATCTCAATCAGTTCAAGCACGTTAAGTCTGACGACAAATCGACTACGTTGCAGCATAAGCAGGGTCACACGCTGACCATTGCGCACAAAACCTTAGGTCCAGAAGCCCAAGCGCAGTTAAAAGCGCTTGCGCCTATTGCCAAGCAAGCCGCCACTCCCTTAGAGCGCGATCAAATGCATCACGAAGGACTTGCCGAAGGTGGCAAGGTAGACAAGCAACCAAAAAAAGAGCCCTCGGCCGCTGAGATGCTTCGGGACACTCCCGCCAAGCCCTTTGGCCGCACCACCGTCGTCGACAGAACACCAAAAGCTCATAATAATGTCAAAGTTATTGACGAAAAGCACCCCGATCATGATGCTTGGCGTGAATATTTCACTAAGAAGTTTGCCGAAGGAACGCCTGACGAACCTGTCCAAGCCCCTGCGCCAGAGGCCAAAACGGCTGTCCAGGCGACTCCACCCCCTCAGGTCAATCCGGAGCTAGACGAGAAGCGCCAGATATATAAAGAGCTTGGCGGTAAGAGCAGTATGGTGTGGGGAGCGCCAGGCACTATGGCAGCCCACGTCTTCTCAGCGGGTGAGCCCGACGATACTTCTAAGGATTTCGATCCTAAGCGGTGGCAAGAGGCCGAGCAAACGTACGCCAATCAACAGCAGTTGAAGGCCGAAGGCGCTCAAGAAGAAGAACAAAAGAGACAGTTCGACTCTCAGCAACGGCAAGCCGCTGGCCTAGCGCCTGCTATCGTCCAACACCCGGATGGTGCAACGCAACCTGCTGCCGATATAAACGCCCCTGCCTTCCAAACGCAGCCTGCAAAGCCGCCTAAAGAGCAGCCAGGTGCCTTTGCTGAGGCCGAAGGTACGTTTAGACAGGGCCTAGGACAAGCTAAGCAAGGTGAACTACAGAAGGCTGAGGCCGTTGGACAGCTTGGCAAAGAGCAAGCCCAACAATATCAACAGAGCATTGATTCCCAACAACATGCCCAGAACATGTTCCAACAACAATATGGCGCTTTAGACCAAGAGCGTAAAGCCCATATCCAAGACATTCAGAATGGCTACGTTGATCCTGAGAAATATTGGGACAACCACTCTAAGATCGCTACGGGTATCGGCATGATTCTTGCGGGATTCAACCCCACAAGCAATCCTAATGCCGCTATCAACTTCTTTAAAACGCAGATGGACCAAAACCTCCAAGCACAAGCCAAAAACTTAGACGCTAAGAACAATTTGCTGTCAGCCAACCTTCACCAGTTCGGTAACCTCCACGACGCTGCCGCTATGACCCGTATACAGATGCAGGATGCCCTTAGCGCGCAGATGGCCAAGGCCGCTGCCGCTAACGCCAGCCCTGTCGCCAAGGCTCAAGCAGAGGCCACCATAGGCCATTTAAACATGGACGCCTCCCAACAGCTACAGCAGTTTGCCATGCGCAAGATGATGATGGACATCATGAACCCAAAGGCGCAGGGCAACGGCCAACAAGCTGCCTCTGATCCTAACGATCCAGACGGCACTGGACGCAATATCAGGGCGCTAGACGCCATTGGTGCGCATGACCAAGCCGACTTGCTCCGGGAGCAGTATGTGCCGGGCGTTGGTCGCTCGGCCACTGGCGCTAAAGTGCCAGAAGACGTTAAAAAGCAGATCATTGCGCATAAGGCTGTGAATGATCTTATGAATATGAGTTTAGAGTTCACCAAGAAGTATGGTGGATCGCATAACCTCGATCGTTTGAACCCGGCCGAACGTGAAAAAGTCACCAACCAGGCCGCTACAATCCAGAACCAATTGATTGGGCAGATTAAGCAAGCCCAGCACGACGGTGTTTATAAGCTCTCAGAAGCTGATTTCTTGATCAAACAGATTGGTGGCAGCCCTTCGGGCTGGATGGCCAACTGGAACTCCGTTCCTCAGATTCGCCAAATGCAAGCTATTAAGCAATCTGAGTACAATCGTTTGCTTGGGGGCTATGGCCTTCCCCAGCAGAAGTTGCCACAAGAGCCTGGCGAAGCTGAGACAAAAACGTTCAATGGTGCTAAGTATCAAAAAGTCCATGGTGGTTGGAAGAAGGTCCAGTAATGGCCGATGCTCCTGATTTCATTCCTGATGGGCAAATGCCTTCGGCTGAGCCCGTTGCGGCCGCTACCCCACAGCCCTCTGGATCGCCTGACTTCATTCCTGATGGTCAGTTCCAGGCCGACGAGGATAAGTTTAGTGGTACGGGCGAGACTATTAAGGCTGGTTTAGAGGGTGCTGGGCGAGGGCTTATTGGCTCGACAGCTATGGGCGCTATCGAACGCCATGGGTTTGGGGTTCCTAAAGCCAATATCCTAGGTCGCCAGGAAGCCCACCCCATCGTTGGCGGCTTAGGCGAGGTGGCAGGGTTGACAGCCGGAGCGCTTACCGGCACTGGCGAGGCGGCTGTACTCGGGAAGGCTGGAGAAGCAGCGGCTGGGCTTGCAGGCCTTAGCGAAGCCGGCAAAGGTGCCAGCTATGCAACGCGCGTAGGCTCCTCCCTAGTTAAACAAGCTGCTGAGATGGCCGTAATGCAAGGCGACAACGAAGTCGCCAAACTAGTTCTAAATGATCCTAAAGCCTCTAGCGAGAGCGCACTGGCTAATATAGGCCTTGCAGCGGCCCTAGGCGGTGCCGGTGGGGCCTTAGGTGCAGGCGTCGTTAGCCCTCTATGGAAGGTTTCTGGCGGCCCTAAACTCACTGAGGCGTTGTCTGGCCTCACTAGTCATTTGAATGGCAATAGCCTTGAGATGCCCGAAGTCGTCAATAACGCTGTAAAAGACCTTGGGCTTGCTCTAGACGCCACTGTGTCGGCAGCTTTGTCGGGCGACCCAAAGGCCCTAGAATACGCCCAAGACCTTTACCGTGGTGAGCACCGTAAGTTTATGGAGCATCTTGAAAGCCTTCCCAAAGCGGCTCAAGAGTCGGTAGCTCAAAGCCTTGGTACCCCACTAGAGGATCTTATCAGCTTCTCTAAAGCCGATGCTGGTAGAGAAGCCAGGGATACCTTTATCAACGAACTGTACAAGAAATACGGCCCTATCGCTGAAAAACTGCAAAAACGCAATGCAATGGCTGCTACCATTAGCCTCCCGGATGAAGCGCGTAGGGACTTTGGCTCTAAGATCATGGAGCACGCTATCGGTCCCAAAGGGCCGGGCACCAACTCCGACTACTATCAAATCTACGAGAAGTATGCTCAGCGTGTCATGGGCGCTGACACTGTCGGTGAGTTGGACAAGATTCGCACCGAGCTTGGTAAGATGAATTCGTTAAACGGTAACGAACGCGACGCTTACAACCAACTACGCAGCATGATTGGTGATTTTCAGGAACAACAGATCAATCGCCAAGGGCGTGCGCTGGAAAAACAAGGCTCTGAATACGCCAGTGCTGCCGCCAAAGATTTAGTAAAAGAGCGCCAAGCGACGAACACCGAGTACGCGCAGTATCGTCGAATGATGGAAGAGTTAAACGGCCACGCTCGCTTGGGCGACTTCCACGGTACAGGCACCCTAAAGACGAAACTCAATGAGAAACTGTCCCCTGAGGACTTTCTTAACAAGTTTTCGCCTAAGAACAACTCAGAGGCCATTGGTTTCTTACAGAAAAACTTCCCTGAAACGGCCGCTAAGCTGCAAGACGTTGAAAAAAGAGAGTTTTTAGCCAAGCATGTTAAAACACACCTGGGCGAGCCGGTGGTCGATTATAAGACGCTGAGCAACGCTGTTGAAAAACTGCAAAAAGGCAGCCCTGAGTACGCTAAGTACGTCTTGCCGGATGCGGCCATTAGCAAGATTCAGTCGGCTAAGACCTTGAACGACGCTCTAGGGTCTATTAAGAACATAAAGAACAGCGGCACGCCTGCGGGCTTGGCCAAGGTTTTTAAACATATGGGAGCAAGTGCCATTGGAGCCATTGGCTATCTAATGGGGCACAACCCTATCTCTGGCATGCTATTGGGCGAGATGGCTGGCCGTCTAGGTAAAGACGCCCCAGAGGCTATTAAATATAGTCTGCTTCACTTCCTTGGCTCCGACAAGCCGATCAAAGCGGAAGGCTTTAAGGCTATGGTGGACTTTATCCACCAGTCGATGAAGGGCGAGCAGCGCCTCACAAATGCCGTTGGCGAAGTGTTTGGCAATGGCGTGCGCGTATTGGCCAAGAACAATATGCCGTCCGAAAAGGACCAAGCCAGGATCGACAAGGCCATTACAAAGCTCCACGATGATCCACAAGAGCTAAACCGCCTGGCCGAAGGTGATATTGGCCACTACATGCCCAATCATCAGACGGCATTGTCGCAAACAATGGGTACCCAACTTAAATACCTTGAGCAGCTAAAGCCCAAGGAGAAGAGCACTGGCCCTCTGGACAACCCTATCCAGCCCTCCGCAGCAGCAGAACCCCGGTATAACCGAGCACTTAGCATCGCAGCCGACCCTACCGTCGTCCTCGCCCGCCTAAAGAACGGTCAGTTGCAGAGCAGCGACTTGGTTGACCTAAAGAACATGTACCCGTCGATGTATACAACTATGGCCAATAAGATCACCACCCAAATGGCTGCCGCTAGGTCCAAAGGTGAGACGATTGACTACAAGACGCGCATGGGATTGTCGCTGTTCCTAGGACAGCCCCTTGATTCTACGATGTCTCCTATGGCCATCCAAGCTGCCCAACCGCCTTCGCCCCAACCGATGCAGCAGCAAGGTGGGGGGTCTAAGAAGCCAAGTGCTAAAGCCTCAACATCTATGAACAAAGAGGCTAAGGAACATCAGACTCAATCGCAGGCGGCAGAATCAGATAGGGCTGGACGCGATTAGGGACTAAAAGCAAGGGTATACGCCTAGGGACGACAGTCCCTTGCCTATCAGGAGGCTGAAGTGAGTTCAAGACCGGTTTTTACGCCTTTCCAGGTTATTACTAACGCCTCTATGGCGTCCAGTGTCACTTCAGCCGTCACCATCGTCAAGATGCTCTCCCAAATCAGCTACGATATCAGCTGGACAGGAACGCCAACAGGTGCCTTCTCTGTTCAAGTCTCTAATACCTATAGCCAAAACGCTGATGGCAGTGTGCAAAACCCCGGCAATTGGACGACTCTAACCTTGAGCACCACGCCTTCTGCCACAGGGAGCGCTGGCAATGGATTCATCGACATTTATGCAACAGGAGCTTACGCTCTTCGTCTCGTATATACTGCTGCTGGCGGTTCTGGCGTTCTTAACGCGGTGATATCCGCTAAGGTCGCGTAATGAGCCAGTTCTATTCATATTATCCGCCACAAGGCGGAGGGTCTGGCAGCGGTGTTACTATCTATGCCACGCTTAGCCTCTTCCCCTTGACTGCGACAACAGGGACACTAGCTGTCGCTGCCGACACCGGTATCCTGTACGAGTTTAACGGTACGGCTTGGGTGCCAATCGCTAGCAACGCAGCGTACACAGCTGCCCTGACGCCTGTCGTAGGCAACTACGCTCAATACTTCACGTTATCCTCTACTGATATCACGAATAAATACGTGACATTGTCCAACACCCCCACACAGCCAGCCCAAGCGCAATTGACTGTGCTTGGCGGGGTTCTTCAAATCTATGGCTTTGATTTTACGATTACCGGTACTCAACTCTCTTGGGCAGGAACGGATTTAGACGGCTTTCTTGCTGCTGGCGATGAACTGTTCGTCTTTTACTACTAGGTGGTATAATGAGAACTTATAACTATCCCATTCCGCTCTCGTCCTATGTGATGAACACCACCATCACTAGTCCCGCATGTCAGCTGTACAATATCTATGGCTATGCAATCCAAGTTGTATGGACGGGGACGCCAACGGGTACGTTCAAGCTACAAGTGTCCAGTGACCCTGTACCGCAAGGGCCACCAAACACTATTCCGCCCTTCGAACCAGTACATTGGTCGGACCTTACAGATTCGCCCTTTGCTGTGACGGCAGCGGGCGACTTCCTTTGGAACGTCTATGATGTTATGTACAACTGGGTGCGGTTGGTGTATACGGACACTTCGGGTGGTACTTCGACTGCTACCATTACCTCGCTTGTGATCAACGCGAAAGGCGTGTGATGTCAGCGGAGTCGATTGGCATACCTGGAGGAGGAGCCGCATCGTGGAAAGCCACGGTGCAAACGGCTGCCCTACTCCCGGCCAATGGTAACCAACAAGGTGACGCGCGTATCGCACAAGATACAGGCGTCATTTACGTTTACGTTGGTGGTGGTTGGGTTGCAGCGACTTCTGGAGGTGGAGGCAGCGGTACTGTCATTAGTGTCGGGCTTGTGGACAGCACGGGGTTGTTTAACGTCTCAGGAAGCCCTGTGACAGTCGCGGGCAACCTTACCTTGGCCTCCCTACACACCCAAGGTGCTAATCAAGTCTTAGCCGCTCCTAACGGCTCTACTGGGGCACCTAGCTTTAGAGCGCTTGCGGTGCCAGACGTTCCTACCTTGTCGCTTCGTCAAGAGACCTATGTTTACACGCTGAATAGCACGGACATCTCTAACGGCTATATAACGCTTCCCACAACGCCAACGCAGCCGTCTAATACGCTGCTCACGGTGGCTGGTGGCCCTATGCAAATCTATGGCGTCGATTATATGGTAGTTGGCTCTGCCCTTACTTGGCTTGGTTTGGGACTTAATGGGATTTTAGCGGTTGGCGACATCTTATCTGTGGAATCTAATTAGAGGAAAACATGGCTCAAATTGTAACAAAGTTCATTACAAACTTAGCCGTCACCGCGCCTAAACTTGGCTCAGGTGCTGCTACCGCTACTCAAACACTGTTTGCCAACGGCTCGGGTGGGGCGACTTACCGCAATATCCTGGCGACTGATCTCCCAAGTTTGTCTGGCACGTATCTTGCCTTAGCTGGCGGGACGATGTCCGGTGCCCTCAACATGGGCAGCAACCAGATTAATGCTCTGGCGACCCCCACGTTGTCTACTGATGCCGCTACCAAAGGGTATGTTGACGCAGCCATTAGCGGGCTGACCTGGAAAGGGCCAGTACAAGCCTATGCAGCTAGCAACGTCCCGCTAACGGGAGGTGCTACGCTGACGATTGACGGCCATTCGATGAGCAACGGTGACCTGGTGCTCTTGGCCAACCAAACGACTGCCTCTCAAAATGGCGAATATGTCGTCTCCGGTATCGGCAGCTCGTACGTCCTTACCTCTAACGGCCTCCCTAATGCTATTGGTGACGCCTGGCTTGTTGAGTATGGCACGGTTTATGCTAATAGCGCCTTTGTCGCTACAGCGGTTGTCCCTGCTGCTACGTTCGTTGAGTTTGCAGGCCCTACTGCGTATACGTTCTCCTCGCCTTTAGCCATCACCGGCTCGACTGTCAGCATCCAAGTCGCCAACACGTCGCAAAATGGTTACTTGTCGTCTGCCGATTGGAACACGTTCAACGGTAAACAAGCTGCGGGAAGCTATATTACGGCTTTGACTGGCGACGCCACGGCTTCTGGCCCTGGCTCGGCAGCTTTGACGTTGGCAACTGTCAACTTAAACGTAGGCTCATTTGGCTCTTCCTCGTCGGTACCGATCATCACTGTCAATGGCAAGGGCCTTATAACTGCCGTTTCTACAGCGAGCATAGTGGCCGGTATTAGCGCTATTGGCACCTTTAACAGCCAAGCGTCTTCAGCCAATGGGCTGACTATCTCGGGCACTACCCTGTACGGGCAAGCCGCCACGACTACTAACCCCGGCATGGTTTCTGTACCTGCCGCTGGGGGTTTGTCGCTTAGTACTGCCGCTTTGTCCATTAACGTGGATAACGTCACTGCCAAGATCACCGGCAGCAACACGTTAGAAGCGTTGCAACCGGCCGAAGAGAAGTTTACGCTGTCCAGCACCAATATCACCAACCAATACGTGGATTTAGCGCACGTTATCTTTGGCTCGAGCGCCTCAGTTAACTCGGCCGGTGTTTATGTGGTTGGTGGACCTGAGCAACAGAAAGCCATTGATTACACTGTGTCGTTGACCGGTGGCGCTGGTGGCGTGACGCGTATCACATTTGCAGGCGACTTGGCCACAGGCGGAAACGCTCAGTTGGTTGCGGGCGACATTTTAGTTATTGATTACAGTTACTTAGCGTAATCTTAAAGTAATACATTACCGGGCAAGGATGCCTGATGCCAATGGAGAACAGATGTCTCAGATTAAAACGAAGTTTATCGCACCCAATGCGGTAACGAATACGGTGCTGGCTCAGATGCCGGCAGATACGTTGAAAGGTAACAACACAGGTTCGACGGCCAATGCCGCTGATCTTACTGTCGCCCAAGTACAAACGCTTCTAAGCGTGCCCACGGGCTCCTCACCTCTGCCGATATCTGCGGGCGGTACGGGCCAAACGACGCAAGCAAACGCCATTACAGCACTTGCGGGCACCCAAACGTCAGGGTATTACCTTCGTTCCAATGGTACTGCAACTAGCCTTAGCGCCATTCAAGCAGGCGATATTCCTAGCTTGTCAGCCACCTACGTAACGCAATCCGAAGTGGGCGCTGCCTCCGGTGTGGCAAGTCTTGACGTTAGCGGGAAGATTCCTGTAACCCAACTCCCCTCAGTGGTTATGGAGTACCAAGGTGCTTGGAATCCCAACACTAACAGTCCTGCCTTATCTGACGGTACAGGCACCAACGGCTATGTGTATTATGTGACGGCCCTTCGCACTGCCGCTGTCTCTGGCCTGACTGACCCGTCGATGGTCAATTTCCAAATTGGAGACTTGGTTATTTACTCGACTTCTGTCGGTAAGTGGCAACTTGTCACTCCCGCAGCGGGTGTTACCTCAGTTAACAGTGCCCAAGGGGCTGTTACGGTAAACGCTATTAACCAATTAACTGGTGATGTGACGGCTTCGGCAGCATCAGGTTCCCAGTCCAAGGCGACTACGCTAGTTGCCACAACCAACAGCACTTTAACGACACTTACCGCTTTGAGCCTCCCAGGATCGCAAGTTACGGGTACGGTCCCCGCGGCCACAACTGCCGGCAACATCACTGCTACGAGTAACTCAACGCTTATAACGCTTAGCTCTTTGTCTTTGCCGACGTCCCAGCTCACCGGTACCCTTACCGTGCCCAATGGCGGTACTGGAGTTGCATCGACCACAGCTTATGCTCCTATTGTTGGCGGTACAACCACAACTGGCGCTTTTCAAAGCGCTTCTACTGGCATTTCGAACAGCGGATACGTTCTTACTTCGACTGGCGCAAGTTCCGTGCCAACGTGGCAAGCAACTTCGGCCGCCTCCCCACTCACAACTAAAGGTGATATTTATACCTTCTCTACTGTGAACGCGCGACAAGCCGTTCCTGGCGACTACGGTCGGCTGATTCCCGACAGCACCCAGGCGACTGGGTGGAGAGATGCGTCTTACACGCAGATGATGCAAGGGCGTCCAGGCAAGAACTATATCCAATATAGTGACTTTGAGAACAATAGCATTACTGGCTGGAGCCTTGGCACTGTCGGTACACTAACTAACTCCATCCCCACGGGAACGCCTACGTTTGGCTCTGGTGCGTCTGGAAACCTTAGCATCGCCACAACTGCTACCTCCATCGAAGGTGCGTATAGCCTAGCTTTGGTATCCTCTGCGGCCACTACGCAAGGTAACATGCTTGCTACCTCGGCCTACACCATTGATTCTGAGGACCAGGCCAAGGTACTCACCTTTAAGTTCTACTACTCAGTGCCATCAGGCGCTTCTAACGGCAACTTTAGTGGTACCTCGAGCAATAGTTTCGGCATCGCTGTGTACGATGTTACGAACAGCTCTTGGCTTTCGTCTACTGCCAACTTCGGCATGACGCAAATCACTGGTTCAGGTATCGCCACAGGCACTTGCCAAACGAACGCCACTACCGCAAGCCTTCGATTTGTCATCTACAATGCAAACGCCACCACAGGCGCGATCAGCTTAACGCTAGACGGCTTCTACCTAGGCCCGCAGACCGCCCCGATTGGCGCTGTGGTGACGGATTGGCAGAGCTATACGCCTACAGTTACCGGCCTAGGCGCTATCACGCTTACAGATGCCCAATGGCGCAGGGTTGGCGCGAACATTCAGATTCGCGGGCGGGCGACGACTGGCACTTGTACTGCGGTCAACGTCGTATGGGGCTTTCCCAACGGCCTGACCTCGGCCGCTAGCATTGTCTCTGTCTCGCAAGCTGGCGCGCCGATGACTAACAACTTCGGCTCAGCCACCTTAGTCATACCGATAGTCCAGGCATCGCAAACCGGGTTCAACTTCGGGGTGCAAAACGCGGCGGCGGCTGGCTATACGGTAGTTACCGGCACGGGCGGGTTTACCAACGCCCAGCCCTTTGCATTTCAAGCCGAATGCCCCATCGCCGGCTGGTCGTCGAACGTCCAGATGTCGAGCGACACCGACACGCGCGTAGTGGCGATGCGCGCCACGCCATCAACTGCTGTTAGCATGGGCACGCTCTCTTCCACTTATTCAACCATAACTTGGAATACAGTTGGCCAAGATACTCACGGTGCCTATAACGCGACAACTGGCATTTATACTATCCCTGTTACTGGCTACTATGACATAGCAGCGGCTTTTGTGATCGGCTCGGCGTCAGCTACAAACAACCAGACGTTCATCTCAATTTACAATGCAACTACGACTACAACTCTTCAAGAAGCACAATATGTGACTACAGCCTCTACTAGCGTTGCGCTTGCTGTACCTATTGCAGCCAGTGCGCTGTACTTTACAGCAGGGACGCAGATAGCTATTCAGGCTAAATCGAACGCGACTAGTCCAACTTATAGTATTGCGTTCTTAGAAAACTACTTCTCAATTTCGCGCAGAAGCGGCCCGTCTACGATTGCGGCCACGGAGTCGGTGAACGGGCGGTATTACGCCTCTAGCTCCAGCGTCTCTGGCACCTACGCCACAGTGACCTACTCAACCAGGACGCGCGACTCGCATAACGCCTACGCTAGCGGCACGCTAACCATTCCCGTTTCGGGCTTTTACCAGTTCAACGTTGGAATAGTGATGTCGTCCGGCTCTGGCAACTATGGCCTTAGCATTTACCAGAACGGCAACCAGATAACCCAGCAATACCAGATTGTTTCCTCGACAAGCGGTTACGTCCAGATTGCCGACGCCTTCCCTTGCAATGCTGGCGACCTAATAACGGTAAAAGCCTTGTCTGGCGGCTCAAGCCCGACCATCGCGGCCTCTAACTTCTCGAACTACTTTAGCTGGGCGCGAGTGGGGAACTAATGTGGCGCATAACTAAGATCAGTAATGCTAGGCACGAAGTCACCATCACCCACAAGGATGGTGACGAGCACGCCTTTGTCATTCCCGAGGAACATAGGACCACATCCGATACCAAGGGCTCTTTTATCCTGTCCAAGATGAAAGAACAGACTGATATCAAAAAAGCCGCAGAGACTAAGGAACTAAAGGAGTTAACGAAGGTAGTAGTAGCAAAAAAACGCTTACCCATCCCATGGATTTTAGTCGCCATACAAGCTGCTGCGATGGCGGCAATGTTCCTCCTTCTGAAAGCGCATAGATAATGGCTGCCGGTCCTGTTGAGTATAAAAATATACCAGCCTACGGAGCGAGTAGCTGGAAGTCCCCAGTCGATACGGCTTTGGACCTCCCATCTAATGGTAATACCATTGGCGACGTTCGTGTTGTTCAAGACACTGGTATTATGTATGAGTGGAACGGCACGGCTTGGCAGGAAAACGCAGGCCCCGGAGCGGCTGTCTCGAGTTTAAATGGCCTCGTTGGCGCTTTGACCTTGGTTGCCGGCACCAACATATCCTTAGCCCTAGGTGCCTCAACCATCACCATCAGTTCCTCGTCTAGCGGTGGAACGGTCACTAGCGTTGGCTTGGCCGACAGTACGGGCATTTTTAACATTACTGGTAGCCCAGTCACATCATCCGGTACTCTGACACTCAGTACGCTAAAGTCACAAGCGGCCAATACGTTCTTCGCAGCCCCTAGCGGCTCAGCCGGTGCCCCTACGTTTAGGGGTATTCTAGCCACTGACGTTCCCGTACTCAATCAAAACACCACTGGCACTGCATCTAACATTACGGCCACCTCTAACTCTACCCTGACGACTCTGAGCGCGCTATCCTTACCAGCGGCACAAGTGACTGGTATTACAGCTACTACGTTGTCTGGCTATACCGTAGGCGCTAACAGCCCTTTGGTATCAACTGATACCATCTTAGGAGCGTTTGAGAAGGTTCAAGGGCAGATAAACAGCCTTGGCGCTGCCGAAGTGACGGCTGTCACGGCCACAAGCCCTTTATTTAGTTCTGGCGGTACAGCGCCCAACCTCACCATCCAAGTCGCCAACACATCTCAGAACGGATACCTTAGCTCTACTGACTGGAATACGTTCAATAGCAAACAGGCGGCAGGAAACTACATAACGGCCTTGACCGGAGACGGCACAGCGACAGGCCCCGGGTCTGTAGCCTTTACGCTTGCTACGGTGAATTCAAGCCCTGGCTCTTATGGCTCTGCTACCGCTGTTCCAACCTTTACTGTCAACGGCAAGGGCCTCTTAACGGCATCTGGCTCGACGTCCATTCAGATAGCCGAAAGTCAAGTGACAAATTTGGTCACTGATCTGGCCGGTAAACAGCCTACGGGCAATTACATCACTGCTTTGACCGGAGACGTAGCCGCAACCGGTCCAGGTAGTGTCACTGCAAATATACAGCCAAACGTCGTTACGAACGCAAAATTGGCTCAGATGCCTGCGAATACGCTCAAAGGCAACAACACCGGCTTGACTGCCAACGCCTTGGACCTTACAGGTGCCCAAGCTACGGCTATGCTTAGTGCTTTCATCGGGGACACAGGCTCGGGCGGTACGGCTGGTATCGTTCTCGCCCCGCCTTCTGGCTCTAAAGCCGCTGGCGACTATCTTAAAGCAGACGGCACTTGGGCGTACGTTGACCAATCTCACCCTATTTATACGCCCTTCACGTTGGTCGGTGAAACCCCATTCACTGCCGGTGTGAGCGCTAAGTTTGAGAATGTCACTACCTACACGGGTATTGACGGTTATAAGCAGTATGCGGCTGTTGTCGCTGGCGGAGGAGTCGCCACGCTAGTTATATGGGACATTACAGATCCCGCAATCCCAGTTATGTGCTCCTATGTAACATTGGCGGGAGGGTATAACATTGCAGTAGCGCAGATTTCTGGCGCTATTTATGCTTTCATACCCTCATCTGGCGGTTCGACGCTCTATATCCGCAACATCACCAACCCTTATTCAATCGTCGCAACGTCTAGTCTTTTGATTACAGGATCTCCCGGCTCGCTGTACGCTATAGCATACGCTAACGGATATGTGTACTTAGGTACACAATCTAAAGGGCTGACAGTTGTTGACGTTGGCGGAGGTCTTGCAGGCGGTACGATCACAGCTCCTGTCCAATCGTACCAAGAAGGCGGCACCACCAATAGAACTGGTGGCGTTACAGTATACGGCAATATCGTTTATACAACCAACTATCAGACAACTTTTCCTGCCACGGTCCGATACCTAAAGACCTGGCAACTTGCCGCTGGGGGTGGAACGCTAGCCGTACCTTTCCTAGCCAACACTTATACGGTCTCTGGAGGTCCGACCACCACGTCCACCAAACCGTTGGGCGTCTCTCTTAACCCGTCTGGCACTACGGCCTTTGTAACTGATGGTAACCAGGGTGTAGTAGACATCATCGACGTCACAACACCCACTGCGCCCAGCTACATTACGTATATCACCCCATCTTACACCTTGGCGACAAACACGTTAGGCGTAGCGATTGACTCCCCTTCCTCTAACGGTAACTACCTTTACTTACCGTCGGGCTCGAACGCCACAAATGGTGGTTGTATTGATCTATTCGACATCACCACGTTGTCAGCGCCTATTAAAGTGCGTTCGGTGTATAGTGGTAATCCTAACTCTGCGTTTGGCGGTATCGCGCTCAACAGCGGATATATTTTCGTAGCGGATTATCAAATTAACGGTGTTTTTTGTACCCTAGACGTTTTTACACAAGCTGATTTAAGCCCTACTCTCGGACTGCCAGTGACGTCTGGCTTGCAAGTTATGCAGCTTACGGCCAATACAGCCGTAATCGCTAATGGCAGCCAGCAACTCGCCAGTAGCACTACAACAGCCACAGAGTTAAGCTACGTCCACGGTGTCACCAGTAGCATTCAGGCGCAGATTAACGCCTTGGTCGCTAGTGGAGGCATCTCTAGGGTTATCACGAGTGTCTCTAGCCCTACGACTGCTGGCTCAACCGCCCTTAGAGACTATGTTTACTTTGTTTCGGGCACTACGACGCTAACGCTACCTACTGCCGTCGGTAATAGCAACCTCTATACAGTGAAGAATACAGGCGTAAATACAGTGACTATCGCCACTACCGCAGGCCAAACCATTGACGGGAGCGCTTCCATTACCTTACCTGTCGCAAACACGTCCGTTGACCTGGTGTCTAACGGCAGTAACTGGAGCATAGTCTGATGAGCTACACACCCAATAACCCCAACGGATCAGCGACATCAGCCAACTCGGCCCCAGTAGTCATTGCTAGTGACCAATCGTCGATACCGGTTGCTGCCACCATAACCGGTACGCCTACGATATCCGGTTCGGTGTCCGTTTCCAACTTCCCAGCGTCCCAGGCGGTCACAGGAACGTTCTTTCAGGCTACCCAGCCTGTTAGTGCTGCCTCACTCCCTTTGCCCACTGGAGCCGCCACAGACGCTAGCCTTGCCACTGTAAACACCACCCTTGGCACTCCGTTCCAGGCTGGCGGGAGCATTGGCAACAGTGCTTTTGGCATCTCCGGCAGCCTTCCCGCTGGTTCTAATGCCCTCGGTTCTGTTTCTGTCTCTAACTTCCCTGCGACACAAGCGGTAACCGGCACGTTCTTCCAGGCCACACAGCCGGTATCCGCAGCCGCCCTACCGCTCCCGACGAACGCGGCCCAAGAGGCTGGCGGCAACCTCGCTACCCTGGTAACAAACACCACCAGCATCGCCACATCGG